CCGTAAACGCCGTTTTACCACCTTCCTTTTGTACATTCGAGCATAAATCGCCGCATTCGACCGCAACCTCGCATATGGACAGAGGAGAGGCATCTGAGTGCTTAACGCGCCTGTAATGTCCGTCCCTGCCAAAGTAAAGTTGTAGATCTTCACCTCTCTACGAAAGAACGCCTCTAGGTCCGTAAACGCCGTTTTACCACCCTCCTTTTGTACATTCGAGCCTGTACCCGCTACCACTGTCTCGCCTAAGACCACCTGTTTTCCCAACTCGGATCCTCCAGTCACATTGGACTGGTCTGCATTATCTACTGTTGTGCTCATTTTTGTTTGTTTCTGCGCCTAGTAGTTTAAACTTCTCTCCAGAAGCCCCCTCAAGATCCACATTCACGTAGTCCTCCGGAGGAGCGGTCAGGTTTAGTTCCCACGACTTGAAACTTCCCTTCTTGTAGTCATCAAGGAATTGGTCAAAGTCTCCCACGTCAAATTTGGAGCTCTGATCAAGGCCATGCTTAGCCGCCACCTTACACACTTTAGCCTTCATAGTGTCGTAAAAAGAGCGACCGTGCAGAAAACTCTCACGCATTACATTGGTGAGAATTTGGGCATGATGGTCCGGATCCGACATCGTCGATTTCATACGGATTGTGAGCATCTTGGCCAAGGTTTTCCTCGCAATAGGGGCAAACCATACCCCATCCTCTTCTCGCAAAGATCTTTTTAGGAAAGAAATCTCCTCGATCTTTGTCTTGGCGGCACCGCCCGCCGTTTTATCCCCAGGCGTATAGGTCATGCCTATGGTGGATAAAATCCTTCTCTGGTCTTCAGCAGAGTAACCGGCTGCCAACTGAACTGTCTTCCCCTTCACGTCATCATCGCCAAAGGTGACTAAATCGACATAATGGCGAAACTCGATAGTAGGCTTAGTCAAATCCTCGTGGATATAGTCCCAACCCTGCTCTGCCATCCTATAGAAGAAACAGTAACGCTCCAACAACGAGTTATCGAAACAGTTAATAGTGATCGTTAATTAATTTCCGGAAGGATTCCACGCTGTTGTCAGCATCAGATCGTTCTTCATCACCATAACCGTGTAGATGGTAGCCGTCATCAGCAAGCGAACCATCTCGACCAACGCGTCATCATAACCTGCTACACGCGCCAGAATCAACCAGACTTCAAGCTCTCCTTTCATCCGCAGGTCAAAACCCTGAGTTCCATCGAAGCAAGCATAGTCACCGTCATCAATCATACCTTGAATCCGGTTCACCAACCATTGCACATCCGCTAACGACGTCACGTTGATCCCTACCGCCATCTCTGTAATCTCTGGATTGGCCCGAGCTAACGCCTCGAGAGGGCCTACGATCTTTTTCAACCAATAGTTGAAAGAAAAATTCAT